AGAGAAACATTTAGACACTCTTTCCCTACGATTAGAGAGAAAGGCTCTCTTACAATATTTACATCAATACATGAACACGAATCTAGACCACTAATATCAGGAAAAAGAGATATTATAGTAGGATTCTTTAGAGGTGCAGGAGCACCATATTAAAATGAACACAGAGCTTAATAATGAAGTAAAGGAAATTGCTCTTGATATACTAGATTTTCCTCTGGACATGAGAGATACAGCTTTTCCTTTTTGGCATGCAGTACCATTGCATCGCAAACATCCCAAACTAGACGACTATATATGTACTTATCCTAAGTGGTATAATCATCAGGATAAATTTTTAGAATTACTTGAACATCCAGTTCATCCAGAGAGAGTACCTACTAAGGTTGTTGCTCTGCATGCAAGGGAGAGATGTATACAAGTACCAGTTAAAGGTATAGTGCAAATATTTTCTTTAAACAAGAAACATACTTCAGTAGTGGTTGGAAAAGATAAACATAACTTAGAACAAACTTTAGATGTACCAAACTATGAACAATTTGATTGGAAAAGACATCACATAACTAACAATGCCTTGTATTGTGATACAGGTTTTTGTATTGGTAATATGTTCTTTCATAGTATTCACGCAGCAATAGGAGCAAAGATATTATATGTCAGATACGATTAGACTATTTATAGGTACAAGTGAAACAGAAGACTATTTAGCAGAACAGGTCTATCTTTATTCTATTTATAAAAATTTACCACCTGAACAAGAAATAGAAATAACATTCTTACGACCATCAATGTTCCCAAACTGGGACAGAAGGTACTGGGGAACTCCATTTACTTGTTTTAGATATGCAATACCAGAACTGTGTAATTTTGAAGGCAGAGCCTTGTATACAGATGTAGACATGATAAACTTTAGAGACCTCACTCACTTGTTTAATATTGACCTAGAAGGTAAACCTTTTGGAATGGTATGGGATGCTCAGCAAGATAATGGAAAGAAAGGGGCTAAACTAGGTGTACCAAGAGGTTGGTGGTGTGATAGTGTAATTCTATTCGATTGCGAGAAGGCAAAACCATATATGGATAGTATAAAAGATATGGAAGAATGGAGTGCAAAAACGAGTAAAAGTTATAAGTGGGAATTTGGGGAAAAGTTAAATATGCCCTATAAACAAGAGTCAAAAGAATATATAATGCCAATAGATTCAAGATGGAATTGTTTTGATGGAGTAGACCCAGCAGTAGTAGTGCCTGAACAACATATGAAAGATTTTTGGTCAAAACCTCAAATGCATAAAGACTTTATGTGGCAACTACATTTAACAGGACTTAGTTATCAACCATGGCATCCAAGGTATAACTGCTATGCTAAGGCTCCTCATTGGAGACAGGACTTAATGGAAGTATGGTGGGAGTACGCTAATATAATAAGGCAAATGAAAAAACATGGATAGTAGTATTCCTTTAGATAAATTATTACAACCTATTGGACTTGAACGCTTTTATGCAGAATACAAAGGTAAGAAGCATTTTGTGATTAAGTCTAAAGAAAATATCTTTGCAAATCATTTTAGTTGGGAAGAATTAGATAACTATCTAAATCAGTACAATATACAAGCATGGGATAGAACACCTCAACTACAAGTAGTATTACCAGACGGCGGCAAGTGGTGCAAGAAAAAATCAAAAGAAAAGAAAAGTAGAGAAGAATTACTAGAACTTTGGAGAGGAGGAAGTAGCTTTATTGTTACACTTTCTGAGTTTTTAAACAAAACATTGTGGAATCAGACTAGAGAGTTTGAAAAACATTATGGCATAGGACAAACTAACATATATTGTTCTAATCAAAAAGACGCTAAGTGTTTTCCTATTCATGCAGATTCTACAGACAATTTTCTTTTTCATGTAAGTGGAAAAGTAAGATGGTATATGTATGAGGACTTTGCTCATGAGGATAAAGAAATGCGTCCTAAAAAACATACTCCTAAATTGAAAGAGATTTTAGAGTTAGATGACGGAGACTTATTGTATATACCTACTAGGCAGTATCATAAGGTAGATACGCTAAGCCCAAGAATATCCATTAGTTTTCACTTCCGTGAAGCTTCGGCTTGCGGTGGTCCTTTCGGGGATAGAAGAAATAGGTGGTATAATTGGGAGCCAGGAGAAATATATGGCAAATGATAATAATCAGTTCTCAGGCGATATGTCGAGGAACGAAGTAGAAATAGACTTAAGTAAGTTTATGGAGTTGGTAACTGAAAATAGTAATCTTAAAGCTAAGATTGTAGAAATGGAAGCAAACAAAGAGCCAGATAATCCTTGGCAGCGTTGGATATTCTTATCGAATATGATTGACGCTTGGAGAATCTTCCCTCGTGCTTTTTTATCAGTTTACATCTTCCTGCTTTATTATGCAACAATGTGGTTTATGGATTTACCAGACCCAACGCTTGAACAATCAGGATTAATTTCTGTGATTGTAGGTGCAGGTGCAGCATGGTTTGGACTATACGCTGGAACAGCTAAAGATAAGATTAACTCAAATTAATTCTTGACAAATGCTGAGACTTTCTGTATAATATATGTATGATTAAGATTACAGAAACAAAACATAAACCAAACAAATCAGATAAGCCTTGCAAATACTGTGGAACTACAGAAAACGCAGACGGCTTATGTGGTGTCTACAAGTGCTGGAAATAGTATGAATTTATTCTATCTAGACCAAGACTTAGACAAATGTGCCGAGTACCACGTCGACAAACACATCGTGAAAATGCCTCTCGAGGCAGCGCAACTTTTGTGTACCGCTATATGGGTTGACGAAGTACTAGGCTTTGTACCTCGTGCGCTTGACAAGGACGAACGAGAAGTACTAAATAGTGAGAAAGCCAAGATAAAACATCTTCCTATGGAAGAACGACCTCTCACACCATACTTACCAATGATGTATAATCATCCTTGTACTATATGGGTAAGGTCGAGCTTGGATAACTTTGAGTGGGCTCATTGTTACGCTAACGCGCTCAACGATGAGTACCACTATCGTTATGGAAAACAGCATAAATCTATCGTAGAAGTAGTAAATAAACTACCTGAACCAAAGAATATGCCTAGACTAGGACAGACTCCTTTTCTTATGGCTATGCCTGATGAGTTGAAAAACGAAGATGATGTTATACAATCGTATCGAGATTATTATCACTTAGACAAAGCAACCTTTGCTGAGTGGAAATACAGAGATAAGCCTAGTTGGTGGAATGAAGATTACGCTGACTATGATAAGAGGATAACCAGAGTATGATAAAAGTTAAACTGGGCAAAGGAGTCCTAATGTTTAAAGAAGGAACATCAGACGAAGAAATCAATAAGAAATTATTAGAGTACTCGCAGTTTCAAGTACTAAAACGACCAATAGTGGTCAGAAAGAGCAACGGGGATGAATACCAAATGCTAAACGGAGTAAGATTAAATGGCAAAAAGCACTAAAACAAACTTTTTAGACCAATTGATAGGAGTAAAAGAACCAACAATGGAAACAATGGAACACAGTCAAGTATTAAAGCAAAACTTAGAAGCACAAATGAATGGTGTAGAAAATGACATCGTTAATTTGAAAGCTCAACTAGCAA